TAGCTGGTATGAATCTTACTTGTGCTACTCCAGCATCATGCATTTGAGCAAATGCTTTAGCATACGGATCATCTTCTGCAACTATTAAAGTATGATCAAACATAAAATCCATCCATTCCTTAGGAGACATACCATCAATTTGGGTTTTAGCTCGTTTCATACCACCAAAATCCCAAACCCAATTTCTATGGTCTAATTCACCTTCAAAATAAACTTTAAATGAAATTCCATAACCATGTACAAATCTACAATGTGTATCTTCTGCTTTCCATTGACGAAACACTGTACTAAACCCGTCAAATACTTTACTTGATTGAAATTTACCCATTTATATTATTTTTATTATCTGATGTTGTATTCGTTGTTGTGTACCAAGGATAACCAGGTCTATAAGGATCGTATGTCCAGTCTGGTTTGGTAGTTATGGATTCTTTATAAGGCACTGTTACAGTAACTGTTTGAGGAGGCTTATTAATTGCCTCTAATAGAATTTTAGCATCTTCTTGAGTTATACTCCCATTAGATACTCCTTCTAGTACGATATCGATTGCTGTTTTACTCATTATAAAAGTCTATAATTTGTTGTTCGGATTGTACACCTGTTAATCTGTTTTTAACTTCACCATTTTCTAGTAAAATTAAAGTTGGAATATTTCTTACTCCATATTTAATAGATAAATCTTGATCTTGATCTACATCAATCTTACGATAATTTATTTTACCTTCAGATTTTAGTTTTTCCATTCGTGGTGATAACATTTTACAGGGTTGACACCACGCGGCAGAGAATTGTAATATTTCTTTCATTTTTATTTATTTAATTAAACTAATTCTTCTATAATTCCTATTCCTTCACTTAATATAAGAACAATAGTTGCAGTTACCAAGCTATATGGTAAAAAACAATAACCTAGAATTCTTATAAATGACTTTATAAAACTAATTAATTGATGTTTTTTTGCATCTGGATATTTCATAACTTTTAATTTTTGTTATATTATAGTCGTCGTATAAGCATTCTGGTTCTCGCAACAGAAATTCCATCTTACTTAGCCCTGCTGTGCGATGCGGGTACTTAAGGACAACTTTTAAATAAGAGAGGCTTCGGGTCTTTCAAGGTTTCTGATTAATGATTTGCTCACGCTCGGATTACTATAAACCTTTTTTCATCCTTTTAGCACCGTCATTAACTACAGCTTCACTGCCTCTCTCTTAATAAACGATCCAACCACTTTACATCTGCAAGTGCAAGAGGTTGAGGAGCTAATTGCATACACAACCTAATTGGATCTATTTGAAAATGCATTCTTACTTGCCGTGTTGTGCAAGTACTTCTTTAACAGCATCCCTAGCTGTTTCCCATGTAACTACACCACTCTCATCGGCATATCCTACGGGGTCTGGTCTACCTAATTCAATGAAGGCTTCAATACGTTCCACTGAAGATGCTGATTTATAATCGCTATACCATTCATAAGCATTAGTTTCAGGTCTGCTATATACTTTTATAGGCTTATAAGAGGTATTAGTTCTAGAATAAACTTCATCGAAGTCTAATCCTAACTTACTACATAACACTTCACCATCCTTTAAAATATCGAGTTTCATACCTTCAATATAAGGTGTAAAATACCCTACTCTTTCAGCATCCCAATTTCCAATTCTGAAAGCTGCATCATCTGCATCTCTAAACTCTTGTCTGCAATCTGGATAAACGCTGAAATCACCTGCATGAATACCCAAAGCGATATCACAAGTTTCACCTGTTTTATTTGCTATAGATAAAGCAACTGCTTGAGTAATAGAAGCAAACATTTTATTTCTATTGGGTACAACTGTTTCTTTCATATTATCTTGCTCATAATGTCCTTCCGGTACATCATCTCCACCTGAAACTAAAGCTGAATCTAGTAAATCTACTAATCCATCTAATTTGATTTGACGATAATTAATTTTAGAATACCTTTCACTAAATCCATTTTCACCGTGATCATGAGGATACACTCTCATAGGATTATCGTTTAGATAATCTACTAATGATTGAGCTCTTTCTAGCTCTACTCTGTGTTTTTGACCATAGTCAAAGCTAATAGCGGTGCAAGTGTCATATTCTGTTAATGCTCTAAGTAGCAAAGTGCTGCTATCCATGCCCCCTGAGAGGCTAATTACGCAATGTTTTTTTGTTTTACTCATTTTGTTTAAATTTATAACTGCCAGGTATTATTAAGCGTATAGGCAAACGCTTTTATTTTACATTTTATATATGATTGAACATACGAAAAAATAGTTGAAAATCCAACTCCCCCTATTAAAAGAGTCCATAAGTTTGGATGATAGTGTTCTCCACAAAGTCCTAATGCATGTCTTATGAATTCTGCCATATTATTCTTCTACAAATTCTGGTTCACTATAATCATCAATTGGTTTATCTCTTACTAAGTCCCAATCTGCATTATCTATGATTTCTTGTTGAAGATCTTCATCACCTGTTTTCCATTGTGCTAATTCTTCTTCTGTTAGCACATATTCTTCCCATCTGTAATTACAATAATTTACATTTCTTGTTAACTTTGCCATAACTATTTAATTTTTAAATTATTAATTCTTCTAAATTTAGTTGTATTATGAACAACATTTAAATAATCAATTTTTGAAAAATCTATATCAAAATAATCATTCATATTTGCTTTTGGTTTTGTATTTAAACCATTACCATTATACCAAGTACCTTCTAAAGCAGCCATTACTGGGTTAGAAGTATCAATTGATTCTATTCTTGGATTATTATCATACCAACCAAATTCTTGTGGGATTGAACAACCTAATAAATGGAATTTAATATCCTTTAATTGGTCTAATTTAAATAAACCTTGTACAAATCGTACTCTACCTAATGCTTTTCCCATATCTGAGTTAGTATGTGGAAAGAAATCATTATACCAAGTAGCACCATAAGATACACATAATTTATCATATCCTAAATTAGCTAATAAATTAGCACACAAATAGGCTTGGTTTTTATTTTCACCTTGAATTACAGCTGTGAGTTTAGTTTTTTTAGGATATTTAAATTGTTTCCAATATTTAGCTTGAGCTGCTGTTTCAGCACATTTCATCCAAACATCCGGGACTATAAATTCATCTGGTTCTATTACACTAACCCAATAACGTAATCTTTCATGGTTATATGCTTCTCCTAATTCATGAAGTGAGTTATCCATAATAATGTAACGACCATCTGCTTTTGCATCCATAAAATATTGTAGATATTCTTCATCTTGATCAAACAAGTGAGGAAGTGCATAGTCATAATCATTGTATTCAGGTGAGGATGTTAAAAGACATCTAGGTACTTCATGTGATATCATCATAATTTATAACTTTTTATATTTCCAAATATACGAAGAAGATGTTGCTTCTCCACCTTTTCTTAAAGCGTTGGTTATAGCTGTTGGATTCCCATTTACTGAGATAGCAGCTTGTTCTATGCTGGGGTGTTCGGCAATAAGGGTATTGTCTTTATCATATTGTAATATAGCTTTGGCATTTTTAGGATTTGGTAATCCTTTTTTACCTTTACTTATATTTAACCTATGTTCTTCACTTAGTTTTTTACCTTTTCTATGTGATGGGATTCCTTTTTTAGCCATACTCATATTTAATCTATGTTCTTCACTTAGTTTTTTACCTTTTCTATGGGAAATAGCACGTTTACCTTTATTTTTTTTACCTGCTATCCCCATTTTTAATCGGGTGTTTAAAGTGTGTTTTTTTACTCCGTTACCTCCCTTATTACCATTTAATCCCTTGTAGTACGAGTCATATTTTTTAATATAATATTTTTCTTTTAATATTAAATCCTCAGTATACTCCAGTATTTCAAATATATGAGAATCCCAACCATGTTTTCTCCAGGATTCCAGTATCAAGGGTTGGGTTCTAATATTACCTCGTTCATAATCTTTGATTCTTCGTTCTAAATCACTTGTACACCCAATATAAATTTTACCTTCAGGGTTTGTTATTTTATAAATTCCACTTTGCATAATGTTGTTTTATTATACGTATGTGGGAGACAATAAAAAATGTGGGAGACAGTAACTCATTTATATAAACTTTTTGATGGTCGTCCTCTACGCTTTAATGGATAAGGTATAGGAATAACTTTATATTTTTCTTCTATAATATAATAAAGATCAATTATTTCTCCACTACATTTTAACATTTCTTCTAAAACCTGTTTTCTATTACATTTAAAATATTTAGTAAATTCAATAATAAGAGAATCTAATCTTTCCTTTTCATCTTTTTCAAAATCTTCTATTAGACGTTTTCTACGAGCTAACATTAAAGCTGATTTTTCTAAATATTTTTGATAATCACCATCACATTCTTTTAATGTATCATTTAATTGATATTCACACCAATATATTTGCGCTTTATAACATGAAAAATCAAAATCACCATTAAGTATACGATCACGAAGAGGCTGTCGTTTATCTAATATTTTGTTCTTAGGAGCATATAATCTCCACCATCTAAATTGGTTGTAATTTAGTTTTTGGTACTTAGATAATTGTTTTTCGACTTGTTCCCTTGATAAAGGAGGATTATACATAACTCTTATTTTACCTAAATATACGAAACCTATTTTACTCTATCAAATAATCTGCCCATTTTGTTCCTTTAGTATCTATATTTGGAAATTTAAATATATATTTTTTACCCCCAAATTCTAATGTTTTAATAAAATCTGTTGGCACCACAGCACCTGAATCTAAAAATATTGGCATACCCATTCCCACTTCGAATATAACATCTATTCTTACTTTTACTTCATAAAAATTAGCTAAATTTCGTTCAAATTCTTCTAATTCTTTCCAAACA